GCACCTTTTTCTGAATCCGACCGTGCCATAACTTGGTCCACAGCCTCATCCATCTGTTTAAGTTGTTTGCGGTCGGCATCTATATTTTCCTTACTTGTTTTAATCTTTTCATCATAGACTGCTATCTTAGCCAATACATCACCACTGACTAAATTTTGATCACTATGTGCTTTTGAGAGGAATCCAAAGATACCCATACTAGTGATTATCATAAGAACTATGATAGCAGAGAAAAGATATGTTTTAATTAAGAATGGAATTGTCTTCCAATTTTGTTTAAGCCATACTGTAGCAACAAGTTTACTAACTTCTAATACAGTACCCATAATAATGATGGGAATAGCAGCAGCGGAAAAGATGGCAGTAAGGCCTACTACACTGTAGTAGACAGCCACAGCCGAAATGCTCAGTCCGCTTAGTAGTGCAAGGTATGCAATTAATTTTTCATTTAATGTAGGTTTCATAAAGTATTTATTAGTAACTAAGTCCTAAAGATTTTCTTCCAGGTGACTTATGATCCTCATAGATATTAGTTTTATAAGAATGGCAATTTTTACACAATGTCTGCAGATTCTTAGGATTATTGTTACTAGGGTTTCCATCAATGTGGTCTACATCTAACATACCATCCCAATGAATTGTCGAAGTACAAGTATATCCCAATCGTTCATCTATGTTTTCACAAAATGTTTTACGATATTTTCGATAAGGATGGCGACTATTTACAAGTTCGGTAACACTAATCCCTAATCTTTCTGCGGTAAGGAGACTTCCAAATAAACCGTTATTTCTCTTTTTAATACTATCTGTATAACATTCTCTACATACTTTTCGAAAAACAGGTCGTCCAGTGGTCCAATGCCAGTCCATTTCGTTACAAGGATTTTTACAAGAAACGGTAGTACACACTGGAACATTTCTTACACGAACTTTTTTTGTAGTTCTGAGTATCCCCATTTTTTTGGCGTATTTTTTAGCAGCCGCATGACCTAATTTATCTAATTCTTTAATTGAATATTTTGACATGTTATCTTCTCATTTTAGATATATTAATTGCTTCTTCATCACTAAACACAGGAACAGCATTGCTCTTATGCATAGTAGCGATACCCTTTACTTTAGTACCAGTATATACTTTAGCAGGAGCCAATATTGCCACACCAAGACCACTATTAAGACTTGGGATATGTTTAGTATTGGTCCGACCAACTGGAGTTTCAAGTTTATACACTAGAGGCTCAGCAGTCATAGCACGACGTCTACGGCGTTCTTCTTGCTCAACCCCTTGACGTTTAAGAAGTTCTTTCCATTCAGCATCGAGTTCTCGTGCTCGACGTGCTTCATCAGCATTACGGAATTTAAACTTGCCTTTTTTCTTGCCAGTTGTAGTTAGTGCTGGCCCACATAAATGCATACTCATACTACGTGCGTTTCGAGATCAAATACCATGGTAACTTTCTTGTGAACTGGTTCAAATGTAATTTGTAGTTTGCGCGGCAATCCAGTCCAGCGCAGAATTTCACCCTCTGGATGAATTTTAAGTGATCCTGCTACAACCCAGATTTGATAACCGCTAGGATCGATGCCTGCTAGTTTACGAACTACACCATTAATCAAACCACTAGCAGTATCCTTGCCACGGTTCCAATGATAGGTAGTACCTTTGTTAGTCCAAATTTGTTCATCTTTGGAATTAGATAAACAATATTGTTTCACGTTAATTAAAGTGGTTTCAGCGTTCATAAAGTTAATCTCCTATGTACTAATTATAGCGACTTTTTACCAGTTTGTCAATGCCAATTTTTACCAAAAAGAAAGGCCCCTTAGGGCCTTACATCAATTCTAATTTTGGATTAGAAATTGTATTCGATACCAACACCCATTTTTTGGGTATCAACTGCTGCTGATTCTTTGGTATAACGTGCGTGGAACATAACTGCTTTACTTAGGTTGTATGTTGCACCAATGTTAGTTGCAGTAACATTAGTATCTGTTGTACCATAACTGGCCAATACTGTTGTACTTGCATTAACTGGATGAGTTACACCAATGCTCTTACCTTTGCTGGATACATTAGCAACTGTATTCTCAGAGTACATACCATATACAACTGTACCAGCTTTGTTTACTGTATATTTTCCACCAACAATAGTAGTATTGCTAGTAGTACCATTATCAAAACGTGCTAATGTAACTGAGAATGGACCTTTAGTATAGTCGATGCTACCAGCCTGGCCATTATTAACACCTGCTACTTCACTGTTAGACATTTGATAGTTTACAGTAAGACCTGGTGCTACGTTTCCGGATACAAAAATTGTATTTCCAAAACGTGAACCTTGTGCTGAATGGATAGTCGCTGCGCTAGAACCATAAACATTGCCCATAGCATCAAAGTTATCCAATGTACGTGCAATTGCGTGTTTGTCACGTCCTAAACCAAGAGTAAACTTTTGGTTTGATAATGTAACAATGCTAGTACGATCACCTAGTGTGGTTGCTCCCGGAGCATCGATTCCAACACCAGTTTCTAGAACGAAACCAGCGGTTAAACCATTACCAACAGATTCGCTAGCCTTGACACCAATGCGACTTGTGTCATTGGTTAATGCGGTTACTGCATCGGTAGATCCAACCTTGCTTGATTCTTCGTATACACGGGCTTTACCGTATACATTGACGTCAGCGTGGGCGAATCCCATGATTCCGACTAATAGTGCAGATATTGCAATTTTCTTCATATTAAATTTCCTTTTTATAAGTGGCTTTTAAGACCACGTAATATTTATTATATAGATTTTTAAAGGTGTGTCAATAAGAATGGCAAAAAATTACCATTATATGATCAGATTATTTCGTAATCTTCTTTACTTACACCACATTCTGGACAACAGAAATTGTCATCGAGGTCTTCCCACAGTCCTTCTAATTCTTCATCGTGTATATGACCACATACAATACAGGCGTGTTGTTCTTTCATTCTAATGACTCCAATACTTGTTGATATGCTGCTGCGTGCCGCTGCTCTACTTTGGCAAGTGCGGCAAAACGTTTTTCTGCTTTTTCTAATACACGTTGAAATTGATCTGCGTGTGCTTTGCTTTCTTCAATTTGTTGTTCAGCTTCTGATGCAAAAGTTGTATTGCCTTCAATATTTGCATCACTCAAGAATTGAGGGTACATTGTGGTAAACTCGTAAGTTTCACCCTCAATGGCTTTTTCTAAACATTCTTTAGTTGTTGGTCGGCCAATTAGTAATTCCAAATGACCCCAGGCGTGCAGCAATTCTTGATCTGCTGTATGCTCAAAATGTTGAGCAATTTCTTCAAAGCCTTCTTTACGGGCAATCTTTGCGAAGTACCGATATTTAATGTGTGCTTGGCTTTCTCCAGCTAATGCACTTTCTAAGTTTTTAATAGTAACTGACATTTTTTCTCCTTGTGTGTGATTGTCTTACAATATTAATTGTACATTTATTTACTGTAAGAATCTACTATAAAATGACGATTTTCAATTGTAAATTCCTATTATTGTTATAGAGTCTAAATAAGAGCTACAACTAACCAACCGAATATTAGTATAATAATACCGGCTAATAAAACACCTACAAAATTAGCAAACCATAAGTTCAATATTGTATGATCTGCTGTACAATACATACATTTAGTACTAAATGCTGATATCGAATTTAAACATCTAGGGCAAAGCATAATTGGTCTTTCTATTAAGGATTTTTAGTTGCTGCTGCTAATTCTTTGTAACCCGCCCAACTTGGATGGATACCATCCGGTTGTAATCTAGTAATAGGCAAAACTGTATCACCAAATCCTACGGCTACTTCTCTTATCATATTTTGAATATCAGGTTTAATGGCAGGTAATATCCAAAACACTCTTTTGGCTCTTACTGCTAATCGTATTTTTGAAATTTCTTCCAATGTCTTAACACCTTTGTGGTCATTGGATCCAAGACTGATAATCATAGTTTCGGCAACAAGATTATTACCTTGATCTCGTTCAAGATATTCTTTACGCCATTGCCAACTATTAATACCGCCTCGGGCGTAGGCAACACATTCAGGTCTAAACTGATGTGTACCTACCGCAATGCTGTCACCTAAAATCATACAATCAATCATATTAGACTACTAGTTGTTGAAAGTATATTATAAACAAAAAAGGTTGCCTTAAGCAACCTTTTTGGATAAAATTTGCAATGCCTTTGCTCGGGCTACTGCTAGTCGAACTAGAACATAATCTGATAATTCATCTTCATCATGATGATAGCATTTATCATCACAAGGTATTAGATTTGGACGTCGATATGCAACTTGGAGATCTGGAAAATCATACGAGTCATCATTATCGTCATCGTCTATTTCAGATGGATTACTTCTTTGCAGGCTCAGTTGTTTTTGCTGCGTCCTTGGTAGTAGGTGTTTGACTTTTGACAGGCGTAATCTCCTGTGTTTTAGTTTCTACCTTGCAATGTTTGTCCTTGGCTGGATCACACTTTGCTGGAGCAGCCGGAGTTGCTGATACAACTGGTGTAGCAGCGAAAGCAGCAGTGGCTACCAAAGTAGCAATTAAAGTAGCGATAGTTTTCATTTGAAGTTTCCTTTAGGTTAATGAAATTTATGTTTGACATTATCAACTCGACGACATGGCCCACTTCGTCTTTCATCACAATTGGATAATCTCCAATCATAACTAGTGGGCAAATACTGTTCCTGAAACGGTTCGGTTTTATCCTTCTTTGCTTCATCGTAGTCAAGTTGTTTATTGTCTTGCATACATATATAACGCAGTAGCCTGACAAAAAGTTTACAAGACTCAAAAAGAAACCCGCCGAAGCGGGATATATCAGGCTGCTAAACAACAACAATTGTCCTAATTTGATAAATAGATATGAGGAGAATTTATGTTTTTACCATATGTGTATATTGTTAGAAATCGAAATACTGGAAAATTTTATATAGGAATGCGGTCAGCCAATAAAGTAGTTGCTGAGCAAGATTTAGGTGTTCATTATTTTACGTCATCTAAATATGTTAAAAATAATTTCTACGATTATGATATTGAAATTAAAGCATATTTTGTAAATCAAATTTCAGCATTTGAATTTGAAAATGGACTAATCAAAGAAAATTGGGGTGATCCTTTACTATTGAACAAACATTATCAAAAATCAATGTCTAAATTTTCAATGGCAGGAACAAAACGAGAAGATTTGGCAGAATATAATAGAAGAACTAAGACCAAATTAAAAGAGGAAAGAATATATCAATGTGTAATTTGCAATGGTATTTTTACAAGATTAGAATTTTGTCATCACCCTTTGAGAAAAGAATTTGTATGCGGCCATAAATGTAATGGAGTGCGTAGTGGTAAAAAAGCCTTAGGAAAACCAAACATAAAAGTAAGTCAGAGTCGTAGAGGAAAATCGTCTTGGAACAAAGGTCTAACTGGTACTGGATTTGGAGATCCAAAAACTAATCCTATGAACAACCCAGAATCTGTCAAGAAAATGTTAGAGACTAGAAGACTTAATAAAGAAAAGAAGAGGGGCATTAAGTGATAAGGCGCCCCTCAAACCTCATTTAGGCTGCAAGAGCCCAAACAGCATCATTGGCTGCATTTAGTTTGATTTGCTTGATTAACGGTCATCGCCTACCGAGTTGCCGTCGCTGACTATTTGCCCAATCGATTACCAGAGCAGGCCCATCATAAACACACTCAAATCTGAAAGGTGTCGCCTGTGACGCCTTGTGTTTATAACACCACCACTCGGGACTCAAACCCGCATGTGCTTATGGTGGACCTGGCCGGATTCGAACCGGCGTCTTGAACACATCCTCTTTGAAGGGATTACAACTATTACTTACAGTATATATTTATTCTTTAAGTTTGTCAACAAAAATAGGATGATACTTCCTTAAATGAGGAACTCATAAACACTTGTACAACTAATCTTTTTTGGATGTTATCAGGTACATAGTTCATATCTTCGAATGATACTGAGTGTGGAATTTCTGTATTTAAAATCCAAGCATCACCATCTACCGCAGTAAAAGATTCAGTTTTTGTAAGTTTATCCATTTGTAATGCTAGATAACCATTACCATTATCCGAAGTTAATGTATCATCTCGAATTTGCTCACCATCCCAAAAATATGTAGTTTCACCATTGACTTTGATATAAACATTAATAACACACTTTTCTAATAGATGAACGTGTGGAGCAATAACTGTAATTTCAGAAAATGTAGCACCTAAGACTTTATCTTGTAATTCTGCCGGCAATGCTTGTTTGATTAATTTAATAAAAGTCCTGGGAATATATTTCCTTGTAACTCCTAATTCACCAATTCCTTTTCCATGTTTACTGGCTATATCAGATATACGATCAAATCGTTTATCAAATACAGGAGTAGTACCTTGTAACCAAGGCATGTCAAAATCTAATTTGATTTTTTTACAGTGTTTCATTATACAGTAATCCATAACATTGAGTTTGGGCTGTAACACTTTTATCACCTGTAGTAACAGATATTGAAGTCGGTCCTGTAAATTCAACTCCATTGATAGTTAGAGTACCTCTACATAAAAATAATTTTGTACCTATTGTAAAAGTTGTAGTTTCATTAACGCTTAGTCGAACAGGATCAAACGGTGCTATTAATTTATTTCTATTGGCAATAGGAGCATAACAGAAAACTTCAAAATCTTCCTTGACATGCCCTGTAAAAGTTGCGTCAGGATATTCAAACTGACGCAAAAATCTACCTTCAACATGATCTTCTGTATGAGGTTCTCCTGTAGAATTATTTACAGGAGTTGATCTTCCAGCAGTGACAAATGTAGTACAAATACCTTCCATAGTCGAAGGATCAAATTGATATGTGTCACCTGCTTTATATGTATTTCTATGAAGTGTTTTTCCAAACACTTTATATTCTGATTTTTCTACTGCCATGATTAAACCTCTTGAACCGGAACTGTTACTATAACAGTTTCTAGTGGTGGTACGTACCGTATTGGAACTATTGTACCACTAGTACCTACCGTTGGTACAACATGTGTTTTTGTCATATCTTCCCAAATTCTAACTGGAGAATACATAGAAACCACAGCTTCTATTGTTTCTCCATTGTATGGTAATCGACCGCTGGCCATCATTGTTGGATATCCTTCAGCTTCAAAGCTAATTTCCATAGTTTTTGTAGCTTCATCGACTGAAGTAATTGTATATTTGTAACTAATTGTCATAATTTTAAATCCTAATTTTTAACCAGCAAGTCCATAACGAGTTCCAGTTGCTGCCCATGTAGCATAAGAACCCCCGATGATGTAATATCCAGCCGACCCCCCGACAATACTAGTGCCAAGATCTCCACCGCCTTCAGAATTAAGACCACCATCTGCTCCATTTTGTCCAAGTCCTCCACCATTTCCTCCAGCACCTCCATGAAACCCGGTGTCGCTTCCGTCACTGTATCTACCGTTTTCGTAACCTCCGCCTATACCACCATAGTTAGCAATGGCAAAACCTAGATTAAAAAATAGACCATAACCGCCGCTGTATCCATAGCCTGGAGTATAATTCAGATCATTGGTAGATCCAGTACCACCTGCTCCACCCGCAGCACCCGAACTACTTGGACCACCACTTATACCAGTTCCAGCACCACCACCGCCGCCGCCACCGCCGTCGTAATACACGGACCCCTTCAAGGGCCTAAGGTATCTGCTTGCTCCGCCGCCACCTCCGCCACCTCCGCCTGCTATTATACCTGCATTATTTATAGTGGTAGCAAAAGAAAGACTGAGCGCATTACCGCCCGAAAATCCGGCAACATACACAGCACCGACGCCGTTGCCTGCACCACCTGGTCCACCATATCCTATTATGTAACCATTATTATTTAATGTTACGGTGTCTCCGGCTGTAAAACCGCTAATAGTCATAGAGGTGCTGCCAAACCCAGCGCCGATATAGACACCGGAATTTACTGTAATTGTTATATCAGTCCTTCCTGCTGCATAATTACCGGTGGCAACAGCAGAATTATAAGCATTATAAGTATCTGTCCTATCACTGATGGTAAGTGAAATAGACGTACGATTGGATTTACCTCGCAAACTACTCATCGAAATATCACCCGATAATACTCCGGCAAGTGTTCGAAATAGCGTGCTACTAAAAGAAAGTTGACCCGTAGATACAAGTGCAAGTTCAGAATTGACCTGCGACATTGATAGTGAACCATATGCGGGTAATGTCATATGTTATAAAACTAACGAAGATAGCAACTACGCTCTCGATAAATTTGTCCATCGAGTGTTTGAATTTCCTTCCAACCATAACATACTGTTTGTGGTTCACGAGGTTGAATTACTTGTTCACGTTGAACAAAAACTGGCTGTTGTTGTATGATAGGTTGAGGTTGATTTGCATTTGCAATAACTGCACCTGCAATAGTACCAATTATCAAAGGTGCTACCCAATCATTGCGTTCAACAATAACTGTTCTTGGTTCCCAATGACGATGTTGCCATTGAGCAGATGCTGTACCAGCAGCAATTAACATTAACATTAATAATAATACTTTTTTCATAATAATTCTTAATAAAATGACGGACTCCCTAGGGCCTGTATCTAGCCTCCGCCTAGCCGATGTAGCTTCTCACTACTCCAAGCTGCTATGCAACTTTATCCCTACAAGATATAGTATTTATTTACTGTCTTTTCCTGCAAATACATTTCTGCTGCCCGATGATACTGCACTACCATTGGAAGTAACAGCACCTATTGCAGCAACATGATTATTTTCGGCAAATACTGTGGTCAAGCTAGTGCTAATAACACCATCTTCAATAGTACTACTACCTTCTACAGCAATTGGACTATTATTAACAAACACAGAATTTGCCCCAGATACGATTAATGTACCTGCTACATCTATATTTACTCGAGAAACACTATTATCAGACATTTTATGGTATATTGGTATTAGGAACACCGGCAGCGGCTGCAACATTAGTTACAACAACACTAGGTTTCTTAAAGCTGAATACAGAAAGCACTGCATCTTTCTGTTTTGTCAACCAACCAGCTATAGATTGATATACCTGCATACCTGTGATCCAAGTTGTTAATGATTCAATTGTATCAGTGATCTTTAGATTTATGTAATTTGATGCAAATTGAACCTGATGCATTACAAATCCATCTTTAACAGTTTCTTTAATCTGATCTATAATTGGTGGCACCTCAGGTATTTTTTGTCCAGAAGCAGTCAATGCTTGTTTAGTTACAGCGGCATTAAAATTATTAGTTTTAATAATATTAGCAGCCAATGATTGTTGAGTGGTTGCTGCATCTGCTACAGCCACTTTAACACTACCAAGAGCTGAATTGAGATCACTAACACCTTTACTCATTGATTGAGACTGAGTGGCAACTTCACCAAGTTGAACAACTATACCAACCATGGTATATCTAGTTCTTTCAAGTTCAGCAATTAACAATCCCATTTGAGCAGTAATTGCTGCTGTCTGTGCTTCAATGGCAAGTGCTGTAGTATCAGCAATAGTTAATGTTCCAGTTCCGCCTGGTGGAAATACAGTGGTTATAGTAGTTAATGCCATGGTATAGTTCTCCTAAATCAATATTTATCGTAAAGCAATACCGGTAGTACCTTCTAGGTATTGATTAGCTGCTTCTCCCTTGCTTTCTACAACGAAGAATGTATTACTTTTATTAACAGTGATACTAGAATCCTTGCCTAGAAATACCCAAGGTATCATTCCTAGACCTTGACCATTCATTGTCAATGCCATTGGACGACTAATAGTAATTGTATCATTATCTTCTTTTTCAAATCGGGCAATAATTTCATCACCGTTGATTAATTTAATACTTACTACATCTCCTGTGGAGAAATTTTTACTAACATCTAATAACATATTATCCTCTTTTAATTGCGGCACTTATTTGTGAGACTTCACTTTTACGCCTGTTGTTTTCTCTTAGAAGTAAATTGACCTGTTGATTTAATTCGCTGACCTTAGACAACAACCTAGTTACCTGTTGTTCCAATGTAGCAATCTTTTTATCCTTTGGATCAATCTCTTTCATTTTTCTTCTTTAATTGGTAATTCGCATAAAGCCTCAAGGGTCTTGTAGTGATTGTAGGCTTTCTTCAACGCTTCGAAGTGTTCTAATTTAGCCGGGTCTGGTACAAGTATGGCCAAACGCTTGGAAATTGTTTCCATAAACTCGCCAAGATCCTGGCCGTTAATTTTAACCTTACCTTCAAACTCTGCATCACCTTTTACATTTAATGATGATTGACTGTTATTAGTATTGATAGTTGCCCAGTTCGAGCCGCTGGTGCCGTTGGTCATATAATAACTACCAGAACTACCTACACTATATGTTCCAGCAGTAAGACTAGGAATTGTCCCATTTATTGAACTTAAAGATGGTATTTGAGCAGTAGTCAATGGGGGGATAGTAGTGTTCCAAGTATTATCTAACGTGATGGTATCATACATCGTTGAGGAACTCATTTTAAATACGCCTGCAATTCTTTAAAGCCGCCAACATATCCATCTTCGATAAAGATTTGTGGAACACTACGAGCATTAGGTACTTCTTCTAGTAATTCTTCTCTAGTATATCCATCACCAATCTTACGTTCTTCAATTTGATAACCCTTAGATTTTAATAATGCCTGTGCTTGATCACAGAAAGGGCAGTTATACTTGCTCCATAATATTGCTTTCATTTTTATTATCCTTATAGATCTGGTAGTTCGTCATATGATACAGAATCACTCATTACACCAATAACATAATTAGTACTTTCAGTTTCCTGTAAGGCCGATTGCTTCTTGCCAATATTAACGTGTTTGTTAAACCATGGAATTGGACTTGATTTAGGATGTTCTCCTGCATACTTAATTCCAATATCTTTTAAACGTATAAATGCTGTATAATCAACAAAGTCTCTTAGAATAGTGGCATTAAGACCAATTACTGGACCTTTCTTAAACAAATATTCTGCCCAGGTTTTTTCTTCATTAATGACTTCCATATACATAGCATACACTTCGTCTTTACATTCTTCAACTATTTTGGCAAAACGCTCATCGTCTTTGACCACGTTGTTGATCAACCAAGCAGTCCATTCTGCGTGTAATAATTCATCCTGTAAAATTAGGCTAATAATATTACCATTTCCAATATATATTTTATTCTCTACCATGGCCAAACTTGTAGCAAAGCTAACCATAAATCGGAATGCTTCAAGAGCATAACTGGCATTAAGTGCTAACCAAATTGCTTTAATATGATTTTCTTCACTTACTGTCTTTGGGTTAATTTCTTTAAAACAATTTAATTCGTGAAGTTTGTCATAATACTTGCCAACGCTAGCTGCCATATCTACAATTTCAGCTGTGTCGTGTATTGTATTAAAGATTTCTTTTGGAACACCATAAACATTTCGTATAATGTGACTATAACTTTTACTATGAATATTTGTTTCAAAAAACGACCAATTGCTCACTAATGCTTCGAGTTCTGGAATACTAATTACAGGGCTAAAGATTTGGCTTGGGGCACGACCTTGTATACTATCTAATGCTGTTTGTCTTAGTAGATTACTAGTAAAAATATGTTTAACAGCATCACTAGCATCTTTGTGATCCATCTTATCTTTAGTTAAACTAACCTCTTCTGGAACCCAAAAGAATCCACGGGCTAATTCTTCAAACTTTGTAAGTTTGGGATATTTAACTTCTTCAAAACGCTGTACAGTAACTGGACCTTCTGGATCCAAAAACATCTTGCGTTTGAGATAGTTTGTTTGTTTCGATAAATCGTATTGTGCTTTACTCATCATTATTCCTAAAAATATTATCTAACCATAATCGACAATCATTCCAATTTTTATAAATGTGTGATTGACCACCTGCTTTTTCCCATTCTTGACAATTGCTTACTCTATCGTCTATTAATATATCGTTGAGTTTACAATGTTTCCATTTGTCAGTACTATAAGGACCAAGGAATACAGGAATTCCTGGAAAATGTTCTTGCGCCCAAAAAACTTTATCCTGTATTGCCCATTGCATGTCATTGTTACGTGGAAGTGCCGATAGAAAAAATAAATTTTCTACTTTACCCGTATTAACAAGAGCACGGCAATAATTTACTAGATCATGTGCATTATCTTTTAATGGCAACTCACGATAAAAACGAGAATTCATTTTAATCTTATCCCAATCGTCTTGCGGGATAAGACCGCCTTCTTTTTCCCATTTCAATTTAAGAAACATTTCTGCACTAGTATGCCAGTCAGCTACTACATCGTCCATGTCTAAATATAGGTTCATAATTTGCAGGCCTCACAATCTTCATCGGTATATATAGTAACAGGTTCTGCTGCTACCAGTCTATCACTTTGTGTAGTTAGAATATGTTTAGAACCTGTCTTATCCAACAACGAGTAGTAAAGAGTCTTCAGGCCCCACTTATAGGCTAACATTAAATTCTTAGCAATCAATGTGCCCGGAACTTTTCCATCTCTAAAATGTCTTGGACTATAAAAAGTATTAGTACTTAGGCTTTGATCAATGTATGCTGCTAATACAGCCGATGTTTTCAAATAATCAATACAATCTTTTTGTTCCCACATCAATTGATAACGATTTTTTAAACGTTTGTAATCAGGAACTACCTGTGTAAATGAACCTGCTTTACTTTCTTTAACACTAATTAGTTCCATAGGCATTTCAATACCATTAGTACTATTTAGAACAACACTACTAGATTCAACGGGAGCAACTGCCATAAGTGTAGCATTACGTATCCCATACTTTTTCATACGAGCACGTAATGGTTCCCAATCCATACTAGGAGTGAAGTCAGTTAGTTCATTAACACCTGCTGCTCTACGTTCCCAAGGAAATATTCCTTTTCCATAATAAGTAAATTCACTGCGTTTACAGGCACCACGTTCTTGTGCTAACTCTACACTTGTTTCAGTAAGGTAGTATGCCTGATGTTCCATCCAACGTTTTACTTCTGCAAGTGCTTCTGGTTCACCATATTTAAAACTTTTACGAGCATGCCAATAAGCTAAGTTTGTAATACCAACGCCCAGCGGTTCAAAATCTTGATTAGCTAATCGACTCTGTATGCTCAGGAAGTCTTGATAACTTAATAGATTACTTAGACTACGAACTAATATACGGCAGGCCTTTCGCATCTCTTGAGGGTTTCGGAAAGCACCCCAATTTATGGACCCAAGAGTACAAAGAGCAATGCGTCCCTCTGGATCTTCAATTCTTTGGAAAGGCTTTGTGGGTAAAAGTATCTCTTGGCATAGATTTGATTGATATATTGGGTCAAGCTGTGTATCAAACGGGCCCTGGTTGATAACGTTGTCAATGTTGACAAGGTAGATGCGCCCAGTATCAGTACGTTCTTTAAGTATACCA